CACTATCTTTGCCTCACCTAACAAATTATGATACTCATTCTTTGTTAGTTGTTGATCCTGACATACAACAAATTCATACTGCGGTAAATGTTCCTTTAAGTCACGGAAGATCTCAACTTGTTTCTCTGGAGCAATACGATGTGGAAACAAAATAAGATCACGCTTGGGCATATTTTTGTACATGGTCAAAGTTGAATCCATATACTCCATAGGCCATCCTGTACGCACAACCTTGTTATTGAATACTGTATCTTCTATCACAATCTTATACATTGTTTGTCTACGATCTGGATCTGCTTGGATCAAGTTTTCGTAAAACATATGAATGTGAAAGTCTGTGGCAAAGTAGTTGTGGTCAAACGCATGATAGAAACTCTTCTCAGCATGCCTAACCCAAGGCTTATCGCCAACAAGACGTCCTAAGAAGTCTTGTGGATCATAACTGCCAGCATGCCACAAGCCGTGTGTAGTTATTGGAATACCCAGCAACTCGCTCATGTACTTTAGATTGATGATGCCCGGATGCCAAGCGTCAGTAAAAATAAAGTGATCGCCGGGATGAATGGCTCCGTTACAAAATAAACGGCCCAGTTGCTCCACTTGGCTAGCTTTGTATATATTGGTACCACCAAAATTAAGAAAAGCGCCAGGAGTGGTTGCAGTAGGGATATCCGTAGGGCCAGATATAATTTGAACATTGTGTCCTGCCTTTCGTAAAATGTTAGGTACGTGGGACTTCCACTGTCCAGTGTACCTTGTTTCAACTGCTTCTAAATCAACAATGTAAATCATTGACGATAAGGCTTTTTATAGTTGCTGTTGCGGTTAAAGTCATTTTTAAAATGACGTGGCTTGCTATTTTTACGACGATTCCAGTCGCGATAAACATCAGACTTGTACAAGTCTGCTGGGTTAAAATTAATCAGCTCCAATCGGCAATGATCGTGCCAGGCTTCAAGATCATCAAAAATCTTGTTTACTTCAGGCTTCATTGTTAGATATTTGTTAAGCCATGCAGGTTGTGCCATTTTACAATTTCCTTAAAATGTTAATACTTGATAAAAGAACCATTTTCTCCATCTTCGGAGACCTCAATCCAAACCTCACGGTTAGGATACTTATTGGAGATGGCGTCATATAAATCGCCTGACATCATCTCGCAACTCTTGTAATCTAGTTGGAGTGTACCTTCTGCGTACAGTTTTTCCAACCAGCGTTTAAACTGGATAAATTCAATATCGCGATCATCGTGGGTAACACCAATCCATACTTTAAAATGGAAGATGTGACGATGCGGATATCCTAGGAAACTTACATCATACTCGTCACCTGTAGCAAGTGCTGTATCTGTAAGTGCGGCTGGATATTTGTGAATACCTTCTTTGCGAAAGGTAACCCAAATCATTTTGTTAGGACGTTGATCTTGTCGGATAATCATGTTGGTGTATCTTGAGTGTACTGATCCCAGTAAGTATACTTGTCTTTACTCATTAGGTCATGTAGTTGATGTGTCCACACACCTGGATTAGTAGCACCCCAAGTTCGGTCATCCAGTTTAAGTGTGGCATTGTAGTTGAGTTGATTAATGTAAGGTAGTTTAACACTAATCATTGGTACAAAGCGAGGATACTCATTATAAGCAGATTCTAAAACACCCTCGACGTGTTCAACGCCAAAGTCTAGCGTTACCCAGTAGTCAGCTTTTAGACATCCAATAATAACATCATCCCACGCTTTATATTCTTCGTGGCTAATTGATTTAGGATTAAAACTTTGACTTGTGCCAAAGTAGATATGTTTACAGTCAGTTTGAATTGCCTTGTATAGGATATCATCGAGTGGCGGAGTTCCAACTACGAACAAAGTCTTCATACCATGACAAATAGTATGTTCAACTTCGTATCCAGTAAAATATGTTACTTCTTGACGTTCTTGTGTGTTAAGCATAAAACTAGTATAAACTATACGATTGGTAAAGTCAATGGAAATTGGATAAATCAATCATCCAAAGTGTTTTCAAGTGCAACAATTTTTTCATCGTTCATATCAGTTAGTTCTTCATTTGATGGGAATGTATCTTCACCAAAATCGAACACAGCATTGATAACACGATTCTTAACATCGTTGCCAGTTTTTCCTCGCTGTAATCCGCCTTGCAATTCAGTTAAGAAATTGTGTGCGTGTTTGAGCATTGTGCGTGGATCATCACTTTCAAATAATTCTTGAACAAATCTATCAAAGTATAGAATATTACGTGGAACCCATTCGCTTGGGCTATCACTTTTTTCTTCTCTCTCGTTAAGTTTGCGCCAATATCTCCAGTCTGGTTTATACCTTGCTGTTTCCATATCCATCAATTGGTTGGCACGTTGCACAGCTTGGATATGTACTTCAGTATTATGCGCCATATATAGCCCATAACTAAAACTATCCCAACTAGTTTTGCCTTCTTTACCAATCTTGTTTAAGTCGCCTGGTTTATAATAACAAACATCGCCCATTGTTAAACGATCACCGATAGCACTACGCCAAGGGAATGGAATATTATCACCAGCCCAAACTTTATTGTCCGGAGCCTTTTCCATCAAAATAGACCATTTATCTCTACGGAAACTTGGATCTGTATATGAAAGACCATATGCTACTGCAATATACGGACTTGCACAGTCAAAACTGATTGTCATATTAGGATTACAATGCTTACGCAATACACGTTGGATGCTTGTCAAATAACAAGCCCAGTCTAAAGGAGCAGTGCCCAAAAAGTGCATCCAGTTCTTACCTTCTAACATGCCTTCATCACGCATTGTTATTAGTCTATGTAGAATAATTGGCATATTACACATATTTTGTGAACCCATTGCCCATCCTTCAAATGGCAAATGTTTAACTGCATCATACCAAATGTCAGCTTCTTCTAAACTGTTACCTTGTAAGACATTTAAAAATTTTGTATTGCCTAGACGATTTTGTGCAAAATAATTGTTGTTCCAAATAGTTGCATCTAAGCAATCTTGGAAATTATTCAATCCAGTTTTGTCACGATGCAAGTCATTACTAGCCCATGTGGGAACGTCGAGCACCATACTCCAGTTAGCAGTAAGCTCTAACCAATTTAGAATCTGATCACGAGTTTTATTAGCACCTTTACCTTTAAAGTCTTGCCAATCAAACTTTAAAACACCTTTACCAATTTGGAAACCACCTGAGTCACCTAAGATAATAGTATTGTCTCGATCTCGCTCTTGCACCATTGCATCTCGAAGCATAGTTTTATCTAAGTCAAGTTGCGCATGACCTGCTGAATATAGACCATACTTGTATGTAAATGCACCTCGTTCAGCATCTAAAAAGTTCATGGATTCAATCCCATGCTCAAAACCTTTAGGCAGTCTTTCTGACACTACCCCACTCTTGTGATTATGCCTAGTATCACTGACCATTTTAGTATAAAAACTACTAATAGCTGGCAAGTAAACAGCGTAGTCTCGTTGTGTTTCTGTGTAATTGATTCTATTAGTGCTCAATTGATAGATCCTTTATTATTTTTAATTGTTCTTTTGCTCGTTCAACAGCATCTAACGCATTTTTAACAGCTGAGTTAGTTTGGGCAAGAACCAACATTTCTTTTTCTTCATCACGCTTCTTACGTGCCCATTGTATGATATCAAGCACTTCTTGATCTAACCCTACAGTAGCATAGCTAGTGGATAGTATTTGCCAGCTAGAGCCATTAAACACTTCCATCTCAGTGCCATTAATACGTAGCATACCTGTCATAGGGTTATTGGGATTTGGATTAACATAAGGCAAGCTGGTATTGCCAGCTCCTACTGATACTCCTGTTATGCCCTGAAGTCCTTTAATCATATTTAGGCTTGTGCTGGAACAATGTATTTGTAAGTTGCAATGCCGCTATCAAGAGTAATCATCATAGCACCTACACCATTAGAAAAACTAATCTTAGTATTGTTAACGTCTGCAATTTTTAGAATTGCTAAAATTGGTGCAACGGGCCATGTCCAGCCTTTGTTTAGTGTGCCACTGATACCTGTAGCAAATACAAATTCGCCACCGTGTGTGCTTTGATCACCAAAAACAAACTTTAGTTTATCACCATCAGTTTTTGCAACAAACGTTGTGTGTTCTGTGTTAGCACCTGCTTGAAAGTTAAAACGCTGTACACTAGAAACACTTGGCTCCAGCTCTACGTCCCATTGTGGTACTTTGAACTTAACGCTTTTTAATTTTTCATTAATAATTTCTGTATTCATAAAGCGATAGTCGTTTTTAAAATCGCCTTCTTTATTTTCAAAGTGAATACCTACTGGAACAGTTGCGCCATTCCTATCTGCTGATACTAAATCAATTTTGGCACTTTCTTTATATTCAGTGCAGTCTAACAAATACTTTAATTTATTAAGTTGTGGCATTCCAAAAACGCCACCCAACTCTGGAACGGGTGCATTTGTTTCACCTAGCATAATAACGCTACGGTCATCGGCCATACTGTCAATTTTAGTGCCTTCGTTGTCCCCTGTAATTTTTACAATGTTCAAAAAGCCTAAATTGTGTGTATGCCCTACGATGTCTTGAAGTATGTCTTTCATGTTATAATCTCCTGTTTTTAATTGTATTATTATTTAGGTTTGAAGTCAAGTTATTCTTACTCAAAATCAAACAATTTGTTAAAGGTATTTCCTGCGCCAGTTGTACTTTCAATATCCCATTCAAGTACACCGATCAAGTTGTCAATTTTATTGTCAATAATTGTCTGTTCCATTGCCGCATCGTCAAATGGTAATTCTTGAAACCATTTGGGAATTTTAAGTTCATCAACAGGATATGCAATACTTGTGTATCCAATTGCGTTATTTTTTAATTTACACACATAAACTTTCATTCCATCAACAATTTGTACAGAATACTTGTCGCCGTTCATCTCACGCATTCTATTATAATTAATGGCTGCTCGAACGTGACCTGGCATATTAGCTTTACCTTTTTTACGTTCTTCTTCTTGATATTGAGAAATATTGTTAGCTCGTCTTGGACTTCCTTTTTCCCAGCCAGGACGGGTTTTCCATTCGTTTCTAAATTCAATGATCTTGTCAAGAATTTCTTTTTCTTGTTTTCCTTCTAGCACGTTTGTTAGAATTTCTTCTAAAAAGGTCTGCATATATTCAGGTGTATCAGAACGTTTAAGATCCAAGCCCATTGCTTTAATTTTTCCTGGCTTGTCGTTTACATCTAAACGTTTGCCTTCTTTGTCATAAATTAAAACACCATAACGCTTTTTGGTAATAAACAATCCGCTGATAGCAACTAATTCTCTACCACCCTTAATCACTTCTCCACGTGACTTAGGAACATGGAAGTAGTCAAGCATGAATTGTGGAAAACTGTCATTTACTTCGTCTGCAATTTGATCATACAAAGTAACCACAGTGTCTTTATTCCATGCTATGTTACCTTTATCAATGTCAGTTTTTAATGTTGAATATGCGGAGAAATAACAAGAGTCAGTGTCGCCATATATAATACTTTTACCTTTGTAATCATATGTGCCGCAAATGATTTCATTGATCTTTCCTGCCATATGTCTAGCAACACATCTGCCAACCAGTGTAGTTGATTGTCCAATTCGCTTATCAAAGAATCTGCAACCAGGATTTAACAACGCACCATACAAACTGTTAAGATTAATTTTACGCACTAATTGTCGCTTGTCCCAATATTCAGCTTCAATTTTGTTGCCAGCAGATTCTGCTTCCTTAGATTTCTTTTGCATTTCCTTACGTTCAGCATACCACTTTTTTAACAGACCTGGAATAATGCCTTCTTTTTCATAAGTGAATATTGTACCATTAGCACTTAAGATCCACGGTTTGTGACTGTTGAAAATCATATCATAAATTTCAGCACCACTATGTACTGATACTTCACCGTTTTCCCAATCAATTGTAATTTCTTCTGCTTTGTCTTGATTGATAACTGACTCGTATTCTAAGCTACCAAATTTATCTTCCCAGCTGCCAGCAAATGACTTTTTGTGTAAAGCCATTTGTGTTTCAATAAACTCTTGTGTTTTTGTTTGACGTAATTGTCCAACAATAGTTTCTGGAGCCATGTTTAATGCTCGAATTGCACTAGGGTACAGTGAGTTAATGTCAATAGCACCAATCCAACCATGCAATCCTTTTTTAGGATATGCAACATACGCACCTGCTGCCGCAGTGTCGCCTTGTTCAGATTTTCTTGCTCTACTTGGAACAATCAATCCTTGTTGGTGTGCTTCATTAATAATAGCTTGTTCGGTCATGGCTACAGCACCCATTGTTGTTTGCAACAATACAGTATTACCATGTGCTAGTACATTGGCCAGATCTAAAAACTTTAATTTCTTATCCATCTTATCTAACAGTGACGTATCTTGTCTGTTGTATTCAATGAATGTTTTAAAGTCTTGATTATACAGTTGATCTAATGTTCCTTCGTATTGAGTTTTCTTCTCACCCAATTCTAGCTCACCAATTACATCCAATCTGTAACTGTGCATTTCTTCATATTTGTATTTTCTATAAACTTCTAAACTATCTAAATGCACCCGCCCAACAAAGTCATATGTAGTTGAAGTTCTACCAAACTTTTCATATTCACGTTTTTTAGGATACTGATCAAATAGACAGAATCTCTTAGTGTCCTCTTTGCTTAGAACTTTAGTAACACGGTTAACAGTATAAGGAATATCAAAGCCTTCACTGTTCCAGCCTGTAATAACATCAGCATCTTCAATTAAAGTTAAAAAGGTATCCAATAATTCTGCTTCAGTTTCAAACAGTATTGTATTTGGAAATTCTTTAATTTGCTCTTTTGCCTGTTCCATTGTTAATGTTTTTGGCGGAATAGCTAAACATACTAAAGTATCTAACCATTGTAGGTGAACAGCAATCGCAGTAATTGGCATAAACGCATCATCTGGCGATGCGTAGCCACGTTCTGGATCAAAGTCCACCTCAATGTCAAAAAATGCTACGTGTAATTTTGGAGGTTCTTGTCCTAGATATTGTTCTTCTAAAACACGAAATACTGGATTAATATCGCTTTCATACAGTGTATGATTGCTGTGTATCTTTTGTTCTTTTGCAAATTCTTTAAAATTTCTAGCAGTGACTTTGGATAATGATTCACCAAATATGCTGTGGAACTTCCCTTTATTATCAGGGTAGTAAAATGTGTATTTCGCTGGATAGTCAACGAAACGTCTTTGACCTTTGTTATCACGTTCAACTACGTGAATCACATCCTTCTCTCTATCCCAGAAGGCATCTACATAACTCATATTTTTCTCCTCTGCAACTTACGGCTTGCAAACCAATATATCCAATTGTGGCTGGATCAACCATCTTACATATATTTATTGTAGTAAAAAACGAATGTAACCAAATGTGTCTATGATTGTCATAACAACACTCATTACTACCATGCCAAAACTTCCTCGGCTTATACCGCAGAATATCATTAAAAATGTTCCGCTTAACCATAATGGATATGTTATACCGTAAGGCACATCAGGAGCCAAAAAGGCAAAAATGATAGCAGTAGCTAACGCTGTGAATGCGTTATATGTTTCTGCTGTTAATCGCCAAGGATTGGCATCCCAATCGGCCTTAATCCACTCTTTGGCGTTTTTAGAATGGTGCAGAATCGTCTGTATCATCTATTACTTGCGCTTGTGGTTTAGGTGTTGTTGTTGTGTTTTGATTCCATGGACCAGCATGACCTGTTGTATGAACAATGTCTTCTAAATCACTGAAGTCTTTAGCAGTTTGTTCCCAATCGTCTTTCATTGCTGTACGTATAGCTTTTTTAATTACACTTGGTTTAACATCAAGTTCTTCAGCTACGGCTTTGATTGTGTCGTTCAATCCTTCCTGTAGACTTTTAATTTCATCCATTACTTGCCAACCATCTTTTACTAGTTGTTTTAGTTTAGCCTGTTCTGGCGCACCAAATACTTTAGACATGTTATCTCCTAAATAATATACAATTATACTATCATTTATAAAGAAGTCAAGAGTCAGTCGTAAGAACAGGGCAACTTGTGCCCTGTTAGTATTAGTGGATTAACCTTTTATTTTTTGGCTTAATCTGTTATGTAATGAAACCATATACTCGTCACCACTTTCAAATAATCTTGCGGCTAGTGTATCGTGTGTCCAACCTTCTTTAACTTTTTCTTTACCTTTGCCAGCTTTTTTCATTTCTTTATCATAGGCAGCTTTGGACACTTTCTTACCATTGACAGTATATGACTCGTCTGTTTTTACGTCAGTGTCTCCAGTTGCACCTTTTACTTTGTCTGCAACAGTTTTAATTGCACCACCAACTGCCTTGGTCACATTACCAATTGCCTTATCAACTGGTCCTTGTGGCTTTTCCTTGTTTACAGGCATAAATGTTTCAGTAGTCTTTTTATCTTTCTTTTTCTTACCGCCCATTTCGTCTTTGCCCAAACGACCAGCAATAACATCACCACGTGTGACTTTGTCATATGGCTTGGCATTATTGGCCAAGTTACCGTCATTGCCTTCATACATTGAACCACACTCTTTCAAACCGTGTACTGGGCACTTTTTACCTTTTGGTGTATGATTGCATTTTTCATTGGCAGCTTCTTTTACTGGATATTCTTTACCACCAACTTTGACTTTTTCACCTTTTTGTATGCCGTCTTTTTTAGCATCTTGCACTGCTTTACCAAATGCATTACCTTCGTTAGGATCTTCTTTTACTTTAGTACTTTTCTTTTTTGCAGATTTTTTAGCTTCTGCAATTAATTCTCCTAACACTTTAATTGACTCCATCATGTGTTTAGCACGTAACTTCTTCATTACTTTCTTAGAAGAACTTTCTGCTGTCATGGCTGTGTCGTCACTGTCACTTGTAGGTGTAACTTCTGCACGTTTGCTAGGCTTTGGAGGCTTGTAACCAGGAGGAGGAGCAGTTGCACCATCTGGTGGACTAGGGATGCCTTTGTCTATACTTTTATAACTTGGGTTTGTTGGCCCTGGAGTT